ATACGACCACCCAACACCATTACGGTGTAATCATTTTTTTCCTTGGTCCCAGCAGAGAGGTCAACTCCCACGCCTAAAGTATCAAACTCAGTTGAAATTTCAGCTTTAACAATTAATTCAGGCGCAAGCGAAAGCTCATTCTGCCTGATAACTTGATTCATGTACTGAAAAGAAAAAGCAATTGGCGCTTGCCGTTTCTTTTCCTTCAGGTAATCCAATGACCACATTTCAGGCCAGTAAGACTTTTCTTCTCCTGTCTTGGGATCGTTAAGTATTGCTGACAAAACAATCTGTTGCCAATTGTTTTGCTCGTTAAAAGTAGTTGAGTGAATATCGTCATGACGGAAGCGAGTACCAAGGCAGATGGCTCTAGCACCTTCGAACATTGTCGGTGCGATCACAGCATTCCAGTTTTCCTGCATCTGCTTTCGGATATCTGGATTAGCAATGTCAGCGGCAGACTTGATTGCGTCATCAATCATGACAAGATGCGAACGTTTAGACGTAACTGAACCTTTTAAACCTGCTGCGCAGAGAGTAAACTGTTCTTCACCTGTTGTATCAATACCAGCAAATTTGTGATCAATAGACCAGTACTCATTACTGGTTACGTTCTTAAGCAAACGTACTTTTGGAAAAACTTCTTGATATCTTTTGCTTTCAATGATTCTTTTGATAGTTGCTGATTTAGAGCGTGCGATATCAACGGTGTAAGAAAGGTAAAGGATTTGTAAAGGCCTTTGAGCATGTGTATGAATACCAATGGCCCATGCCGTCAATAGACCAAGGACTGTTGATTTCGCGGAACCCCGTGGCGCAAGTAAATCAACGTTGGGACCAGCAATTTTAATTAAACAACTACTGTCTTCTTCTGTAACAAAATGACGATGCCAATGCTTGTGGTGCTCTGCAAGAGGTTTATCTGCTACGTACTCACAAAAGAAGCCAAAGTCATCACGAGCTCTTTGAATACTCGCAGCGTTCTTCGGTGGACGTAGCTGTTGCTTTTGTGCCGCTGCCCTAGCGTTACGACGGTAAGCAAGGTGTTGATAAGACGGCACGATGTTAACTATTCAATTAGTTATTGAATACTACATCATTCTTCTTCGGAATTGTTGCTGTCCTTCTTCTGTTCTTTGTACTTGCGGGCCTTTTCTAATGCTGCTTTCCTCTTCTCCTTGTCCGACATCTCGCTGCCGTCCTCCTTCTTCGCTTCCTTCTTTTTGAAGTGCTCCAGGAGCTCCGGTGGCATTTTGTTCTTGCTCATCTTTTTTCTGATTACGAACAGCGCTTAATACTTTTGAACCTTCTTCCGCAGAAGGTTGATTTGCAACAGGAACACCATCAATACCACGGCGCCTATTTTTTTGTAATGTCAAAACGACATTCATTAGGCTGCCAGCTAAACGCTCGTCGCCTGCAGGAATAGCCTGTTGTTTTGAATTCATTATCTATTTAGATTAACCTTCTTCAAATTGCATCTTAGCCCAGACACTCATTGAAGCTTCTTCAAGCGGGATTTCAATGGGATCATCTTTGAAGACTGACATCAACTCTCGGATTGCGCGATCAGCACCAGCCATCAATAGTCCTTTTCGATCCCTGCCCGAAGTTGCTTGCTCAATCTGTGCAATAGTGCCACGTAATTCTTTTTGCATAGAAGCAATACGTGCAACACCTGCATCCCTTTTGACAATTCCGTTGTCTACGTCTTCGCGTAGCTTGCGAATGTCTTCTTGCATCTCTTCCACTTCATAAAGAAGCGTCTTACGATGATCGGGTTTTGGATATAAATCCTTAACCCAAAGTTCACATGGAACGATACTTCCTTTGTAACCAAGGAACCTAGCGTATAAGAAGCATTCAATAACTGAATATGTTTCTTCAGCAAAAGTATTGAATGCTTCTTGTTCTGCAGATGTTAAGTTATCAACCCACTGGTCGAATATCTCAATATCGATACGCTCGTTGGGCCTGGTTGTAGTCTCGGGCTTCGTCGCTTTCACGGAAGTCCTGCGCTTGCTTTGCAGAGGCTCGTTGCTCCGTTGCTCCCTTCCCGATGGTTTCACGTTCTTGTGTTCCAGCATCTTCGATCTTCTTCTTGGAGAAACTATAAGCCACTTCAGCAGCTTGCTTGTATTTATCTAGGTCAAAATAATCATCAATATCAGATTGACCTGCGGGTACGCTGCTTGTCATGGCTTATTAATCTCCTTTTTTAGGATCAGAAGTTGCTCATCATGCTTGCCAGGCCTTGAGCATAGATGTCACGACGGCTTTCAAGGCCCTCTTGACGACGCTGACGACCCTTAGAACCTTCAAGGCGGTCCAGGAGTTGCTGGAACTTGTTGATGTCAAAAAAGTCGTCGGCAGAACTTTGTCCGGCAGGTACGCTACTAGTCATTTTTAAAACTGAATAGTTTCTTCTTATATTTTAAACAGTATTATCCAAATACTGAGTTAATTAAACCATACAAGTTTCCAGCAAGCTGAACTTTGCTGATTCGTTCATCAGCATCAGTACGTGCCCTGGTAGATGCCAAGTTAAATTTACCAGTGATATCTGCAACATCTCTTTGTGTGGCTCCTTCAATCTCGGCAACACGTTGAATGCCAGCATTGATAATGGGTTGAAGATCAAGGCGGCCTTGGACTTCAATATTAGCAACTGCTTTGCGCCATTCAGACTCACGATCTGCAACGTACTTAGTGCCTTCTAGCCCCCTTTCAGAAGAAAACTTTTGGGCGTCTGCGTAAGCCCTGGCAACTTCTTTATCTGCATCGGCACGTAAACCAGCGGCAGCTACAGATGCATTGGCGCCAATTTGAGCGGCCTGTACGCTAAAGCCACCTTGGATATTTGCAAGGTTTTCATTTGCAATCGACTGGTTTTCAAAAATACTTACAAAATCTTGAGGGCTGAATTGTGGTGTGCCGCTGCCACCAATAACGTCTGTGCCTGAAGAAGGGAAGCCACCTGCTGTAGAGGAAGGACTGGTACCGCCGAAATCACGGGGGCTTGGGCGATTACTTGCAGAGCTGTTTCTGCTACCTCCGCCGCCGCCACCGCTTTTTGATGCGTTAATTTGACTGATAAGATCAGTTACTCTATTACTTTGAATAGGTGTATTCTTTGCAAAAATATTTTTTACTGCCTGATTATTACCTAATCTTTGAGCAGCACTACTTTGTTTGATCTGAGCAAGGGATGCCCCGGCAGCTGCTTTCTCCTTGATCTTGTCACGTAGTTTTTGGTTGTTGTTATTATTGCCGCCACCACCTCCTCCGCTAGCCGCTGCTCTAAAGGCATCAAGAGATTTTTGTTGATTCGATTTGGAAGAGGAGCTGCTCTTGTTCTGTTGTTGAGCAACTTTAACAAATGGATTTTTATTTTTTTTGGCCATTATTTAAATCCTTTAGAAATCAGAAAGTAGCTGGAACCCTGCTAGCAATTTCATTGCCACTAACCCTGGGTAAAGCTTTGTACAGGTTAGTAATACGACCTGTCTCATCTCGAGAAGGCATCCCGAAGACGTAGGAAAGACTTTCTTGTTGAGGCGTCATAATTTTACCAGAAGCAATTAGGTCTTGCCTCAACATATCTTGGAAAGCTTGTGGACTACGTACTCCAAATGCTTTTGCTTGCTCTGCAAATTTCTGGTAGTCATCACCAGTGAAGCCTACACCTGCTTGATTATATACCCTATCAGCAGCACTAAAGAAATCTTGGCCACCAAAGTCAATATCTTGTTTATAACTTTTTGCTAAAGCTTTATCGATAAATTCAGGATTGGAAAAACGATCTCGATAAGAAGATAAAAATGCTTCTGCTGCTCCACGATTTCCTGATCGAGCTAAACTTTTAAACTGAGACTTTAGACTTTTCTTTTGTTTCTTTCCTGCTTTGATTTGACTAAGGCCATAATCGCTTAAAGCCTGCATCGTTTCAGAAGGTTGAAACTGTGTTCCACCTCCTCCAAAGAGGGACCCGGCTAAAGAACCTCCTAGGCTAGTAGCCAAGCCTCCTGCAACTGCCGCTAAAGGAAATGCCATCTAAAACGACCTATTATTACTTTTGTTTTTATTTTAGCGGAAGAGAGCTTAGGAAACGAAAGCACCAAAGCGACCATAACGTCCAGCTAATTCCGGAAGGCCTTGCATTGTGCGCTGCTGGCGATAAAAAGGATCATTCACAGAAAACTTAGCAGCCCATGCGGGTGCTTCTTTCTGACGGAAATAATCGAGATTAGAAGAGAATAGGTCCTTGCCAAAGTTTGCATCAAACACTGCATTAGCAGCAGCAAGTTGATTTTCTGCAGATTGATTTGCATTGGCCTGTGCCAGGCCAGATAAAGCGGAGTTTGCTGCAGTCAAGAAACCTAAGCCACCGCCTCCACTAAGGAAACTACCAAAACCACCACTACCTCCGCCGGAAAGCGCATTAGTTGCACCAGGTGCAAGATTAATGCCTTGAGAAGCAAGATCAAATCCAAAAATAGACATCTTTTAACTCCTATCAAAGATTGATGTACTGGCGGTTAGCAAAGGTAGTTCCTGGCCGAATGCCCTGGGCCACTACTTCCATGGTCTCTGGGAAGTAACGATACTTCTCTGCCATGGCACGAGAGAACTGGTTGGGTAAGTTAATGATACCAGCAAATACATTGGCTTCCATTGCACGCTTCTGTGCAGCATCGGCAAGCTCATTCATCAAACCTTTGAAATATTCTCCTTCTTGTTTGGTTTTATTAATGTCACCTGCGTCTTCTTTTTGCAAAAGATTAAGCGCAATAAGTCCTCCAGTAGGGCTAGAGGTATCGATTCCTAAATCTTTTAATTGGTTTTTGATTTTTTCTGTTTTACTCATGTCTGAGCCAGCCAGCTTAGGCATTCCTTGGAAACCAGTAATGCCAGTAACAGGACCGCCTTTAAACGCAGCAGCAGAATAATTAGGAAATTGCATCGCCATCAACCAAAACGAATTTGAGGAGCTTGCAGAACGGAGCCTGCATAAGGATTAGATGTTAATGCAGTACGCAAGGTTTCACCGGTCTGTGCTTGTGCACCCTGGGCTAATGCACCAGCGGTTGCAAGGACGCCTAACTGGCTTTGTAGCTGACCTTGAGTATTAAGCAAAGTTTGATTACGAATTAACTCATTATTCTTCATCTTCTCAATGAGGGGAATATTGCGTTGCAGATCTAAATATTGTTGATCTGAAATAGCACCTTGCAGATCGCGGATGGCACTGGTGTAAGTACCAAGCTGGTTCCGATATTGAGTTGCGCCTAACTCATTGATCTGACCGGCCATTGCAAGTTGAGTTTTAAACTCACCCTCTTTGCCTTTTGTTGGCTCTCCTGTTACCTTCTGCCGTGTCGATTCAGCTACTTGTGCGCCAGCAGGGGCGCCAAGCATGCCACCAAGGACAGGAAGTGCGGCTTGACCGACCTTGCCGATTAAACCAGGAATGCCCTTGGTAGCAGCAAGACCACCCAAGGCGACACGTCCCAGTGCAGCACCACCAAGAGCCCCAGCAGCACCGCCACCCAATGCACCTAAGGCGCCTACAGGGCGACCAGCTTGAGCTTCTTCTACTGCAGTCATCGCAGGAGCAACAAGCCCACCAACAACACCAAGACGGCCAGCTGGCATCGTACTGAGACCGCTGGTAAATGTACCTAAAAATTGTTGAGCGCCTTGTGCCCCTTTTGCTGCTTTCGATGCACCTTCTGTACCAAGGCCTCTGATTAAACGTGGATCGACGCCGTCTTTTAACAGCTGACGAATACGAGGATCATAATTACCTGCACCACCAGACATGCCAGCGGGCATAAAAGACTCTAGTCCTGGAATAGTTGGTTGCATTTATAAATAGGACCTTATTTAAATAAATTCTATCATTGCATCATTTCATACTGACCAGCAGTAGGAAGATTTTGTTGTGTTGCTTTCGATGCAAGTACTGCATTAGCAAGGTTACCTGCAATAACTCCACCTGCGGAACCAAGGGCTGCACCGGCTAAACCACGTTTAAACGATTGACGTACTGTTGGTGCGGAACGAATTCCTGCTGCAGCTCCAGCAAGACCGCCTGCTGCTGTCGTAATGCCAGGTGCAGTGACAGGGAAACCAAGAACACGAACTTCTGGAACACCCTCAAGATTCTCTGGAGTTGCTTTTACTAGACCAAAGAAACCACGATCTTGATAATAGTTACGCATGTAATTGCTGTAACGCTCCGGAGTTAAAGAAGGAATATCTTGTTTGGCCGTTTCGTACTTCAATGGGCGCCCAGAACGTCCAAGGAAGAAACGTTCAAATAACTCTGGACCAGGTTGCGCACTCTCGCGTCGATCTTCTGATCCTTCTTCTGCATATGTTTGAGCAAAACCTTTTGGACGGAATTGTTCTTGTGGATTCAAAATGTTATAGGCGCCAGTGGCCGCTGTGGCTGGGATAGCAATTGCAGCGCCAATCAAACCAGTCTTTGCAGGACCTAATTCCTGCATTGCTTGTTTGCCAATGACTTTTTCGATGCCAGCACCAAGCATTGCACGAGGATCGTTATAACGCCAATAAATACCTCGCGTGCCATCATTCGTAAGGTCAGTCATGATTCGGGTACCAAGAGCACCCATTGCTTCAATTGGTGTCTCTTGAAATGAAACACCAAGGTTGCGTAATTCTTGTGAATAACGACCCCTTAGGTTTAATGCACTTGGATAGTATTCAGTTTTGCCTTGAAGTTCTTTAGTAGCACTTGGGTTGTATGCAGCCGCAAGACGACTTGCTTCTGCACTGGCTCTAGCACCTGTTAAAAGTTTTTGTCTAACATTACCGATTTGATTTATCAGATTTTGAAAAGCCATATTAATAACCTCCTAATGTTTGCTGAAGCAATGCTTGATCTTCTGGACTTAAATATTGAGACCAACTACTTTTTTTGTTAAGTAAGTTTTGAAAATCATCAATAGGAGGCAACCCAGCCATTTGAAATTGTGTGCCAGGTGAAAGCATTTGTTCTTGCATAGGTAGCTGATTAACCAGTGACCTTTGCATTACTTGTTGGGACATTTGCTGTTCCTGTCCTCCATAAATGACAGGATTTGCCAAGAAACCTGCACCAATAGAAGATGCAATATTTAAAGGTGTTTCTAAAGGACTGGTAACATTTTGAACTATTTCTTTGCCTGTGTTTTTATCAATTAAAACACGTTTGCCATAGGCACCAGGATTTAATTTTCTTAGTGCCAATAGAGGTGCTGCAGAAGCTGCTGTATCAACCAAACCTGTGGCAACTGCTTGAAGAGGACTGCCGCCTGTCAATAAGGACATTCCCGTAGCAAAAGCTCCGCTGCTAAGAGAAGGCTTAGCTACTTCTTTTAAAAGTTTTCCAAAGCCCGCCGCAGATGCCATGATATCTTTTTC